GAAAGATAGAAGAAATGATAAAAGACGGCATCATTAATATCGAATAACGTTTGAGTATAAGCGATGGTTTACGATAGTAAAATATCGTCTTATACATTGTTATGACACGTCAATTATTAACCACAAATATAAATTTAAAATGACAGAATTAGCAAAAAGATTAAATAAGGATCAGCAGCCATACAGAGCTATTTTTAATTATTTAAGCGAAACGGAATCCGATCTTGATTTTAAAAGATTGAGCAATCCAGATATTATGTATGATACCATTCATTTTCCAACAGAATTTTATGATTGGGTAATTACTATAGCCACCCATTTAAAAAACAGTCCAAGGGACTTAACTGGTAAACAATCAGAATTTGGAGATCCAGACATTACATTACCTTCAAATAATTAATAAAAATGGAAAAGAAAGTAAAGTTATTTATAATCGAAATAGAAATAGATCAATCTGAATGGGATTATGAAAAAGGTCAAATAATAATGATCCCGATAAATACAAGTTCGGCTTATCATGCAGAAATGAAATTTAGAAATAAGTATATAGGATCAGAAATGCCACCTTATAAGATAATTAAAATACACAAATGTGATAATTTCTTATTTTCTCCTTACCGATTCTTTGATGTGTCATAACTTTTTGCTTCACGACATTCAATAAATTGCACCAATGGACAATTTAAAAGATAAAATAATCATAAACATTTCAAAAGGAGTCGATAATAACGTCTTATCAAATGATGATTTACTTCAAATAATTGAATGTGTTGGAGATTATTTGAATTTAGCCACTATTTCAAAGTATGCAACAAAAAATAATCTAAGTTATAACGGTGCAAAAAATCATAGGAATGTAAAAAATATATTTGGTGTTAGGTTTGTAGTAGATAATAAGTGAAATGTAAATAGTCCGATTAATGCAATACGCATAAATTAACAAACCCATCTTCCACACGTTACATCCCGTAACAAGCCCACACTACAATCTACTCATCTTTGTGTCAACACACAATGATATATGGCAATCACATCAGCAGAATACAGCAGAAATATCAATCAACTTGCAGCCGCCACAGAACAAAGTGCAGACTCACCAGCTACAAAGCTGCTTACATTGCTAGACAATAGCCAAGACTTATTATTTCAGGGCAAAGATGATATCCAACCCATCAAGATATATCAAGTCAGTCGTATATACAAGCTGGCCAAGATATGTCTGCAGATCATCACACTGATATGGCCATATCTCCGCACTATTATTCCTTTACTCAAAAAAATATTTTAATCATGTCAGATTTTATCGTAGAGCTTTTAGTTCGCGTCTTTTCCAAGACGCCTTGGTTTTTCAAAGTAGTGCAGATCATCAGTGCAGTCGCATTGGTAGTTTCAGGATTACCACAGCTACTCGCGCAGTCTGGTGTCAATATACCTGAAGCGTGGACAGGCACAGTAGCACAGATAGTGAGTATTGCTTCTATGGTAGCGATATTTCTAGCACAACTCACCACTACTACCAAGGTCAAGGCAGAAGAAAGTCTAAGAGACTAATTAAGATTTGGAAGATATTTCGACCATTGGCATCATTGCGGCTGTAGTCACAGCTGTTACAGGATTCTTGATTGGTAAATCAGGCGTCTTGACCCGTATTTTCGACACACGCATCCGACGTATTGAAAATAATCAGCAGAAAGAGAGCAATATGATAGAAGATGCCATCAAAGAAAATAAGGATCTAAGAGAGGAAGTAGCAACACTCAGCAAGAAAGTGATAGAGCTAGAGAGCCAAATTAAAGAGTATAAACACTCCATGTCGCTCATTGTAGAATATCTCAAAAAACTGGATGTAACAGATCCATTTATAGACAAACTCGTAAATTGACAAAAAGAGACACCATACAAAGGCTGTTTGGTATAAAAGAAACCAAAGTAGTATCAAGGTCATCATCAGGCAATGGTAATGGCTTTTGGTCATTTTTTGGTAATAATGCCACCACCGTAACAGGTCCGCTCGATGGCCTTGGTGTATCTACAGTCTATGCATGTGTCGATACTATATCTAGGACCATCGCTACACTACCTACCACCATCCGCCAGATCAATGCAGATGGTACCAAGGTAGATGCCGTCACACACACACAGTATGACCTTTGGACCAGAGAGCCAGACTACAATGTTACACCATTCAACTTTAAGCGTGATCTGATAGTAGATTTTCTCCTATGGGGAAATGCCTACGCGCTACCTATACCCAACACACGTGGGCAGATCATAAAGTATAAATATATCACACCTTGGGATATGTATCCTTGGAGAGATGGCAATGGTGATCTATGGTACAACTGTTATGATCGCATCTATGCAGGTGTGTACAGACCATCCGAAGTCATCCACCTGCGAGATATAGGACGTGACGATATCGGATATAGCAAGATCCACCTTCATGCCACTACAGTAGGCAAAGAGAAAGCTGCAGCCAAGTTTATCAATACATTCTATACCAACGGAATGTTTCTCGGTGGTGTAGTAGAATATCCAGAGAGTAGCGCACAGCTTACACCAGAGCAGATCAGCAATCTACGTACCCATTTCCGTGACATATATGGTGGTGTAGAGAAAGGCGGTCAAATAGGCATCATCACCGGTGGTGGACAGCTAAAACAATTCAAAAACGAAATGCCACTATCCAACGCCCAATATGTAGAATCATCAGGACTCAACAAAAAAGAGATATGCAGTATCTTTAATGTACCACCACCAAAGATAGGATTTACAGAAGGTACACCATACAATAGCTTGGAAGCGCTAAATACCGACTATTGGCAAAATTGTATTCTACCCATCGTCACCATGATGGAGCAAGAATTCAATCTAAAAGCATTCACACCAGGAGAGCGCTGTTATCTCAAGCACAACTATGACAATATACTACTCACAGACACAGCGACCAAAGGCGACTACTACCAAAAGATGTTCAATATCGGTGTACTCAATCGCAATGAAATACGTGACCGTATGGAACTCAATGCCGTACCGTATGGTGATGAGTACTTCATCCAAGGCAATAATATGATCACCGTCGATAAGGCAGTGAATCAGGAAGCAGCAAAGGAAATTACTAATTAGCAATTACTAATTAGTAATTTTTTTCATCGTTACATCCCGTAACATCTACCCATTTATATCAATCCATCTTTGTACTACACAACGCAAAGCATGGATAATAATGTCGCCAATATAGAAAATAGACTCTATCACAAACGTGTAGAAAACATAGTGCCACGTGCCATGACAGATGATCAAGGCAATGAGTATTATGAGTTTGAGCTATCCAATGAGCTAGCAGATCAGCACTGTACAGTATTCCGTATGGATGGTGGCAATATCACCGACTTCAATTCAGAGCCTATCGTGACGTATGGACATCCATCATTCGACAGTACTGATCCTGATGATGTGATAGGTACTGGTCCAGCATACTTTCAAGACGGCAAGCTCGTAGGCCGATTCTATCCAGAGGAAGGCGACGACAATCCCAAAGCCAAAAAAGTAGTATCCAAGATAAAGCAAGGTATGATCCGCTCCGCATCCATCGTGGCCGAGATCGTACACCATACCAGGGGCGCAAAAGACAAAGGCGAAGATCCTAATCTCGTTTATTTCCGCAATTGGAATCTACTCATGTGGGGCATAGTCATGAAAGGCTCCAACCCGAAAGCAAAACTCCGCACACAAGCCAGAGCGCTAGAGTTTTACAACTCCGCAGAGCCACAGGAACAAACACAAGATACAGATACATCACATCTCGCAGCTGCAAGCCTACTCACGGAGCAAAGGCTCAGACTATTGAAGATGGATATATAGCAGCTCGGTTGCACCAATCAAACATTATTCACACAAAAAAAACATTCTTAGTAATGAAAACATTAAAGCAATTGCAAAATGAAAGGGCGCAAATAGAGAGCCGCAATACATTCTTTGCAAACAAAATCAAAAATAACGAGACACTCACCGCTGATGAACTCACAGAGATGCGTGGTTTCACTGCCAAACTCGATGCTCTAGAGCAAGACATAGCAGATGCCAAGGCCGCTGATGAGATCGTAAAGAGAGCAGCACAAGCGGAGTCAGAAAGATTAGGTCATAGAAGACCAGAGAGACCGACCACAGATGAAGAAAAACTCCAGAAGGCATTCTCTGTCACTAGAGCATTGCAAATGCAGGCACAAAAAACGCCTTACGCTGGTGCAGAGAAAGAAGCACATGAGGAAGGATTGAAAATAGCGAGAGATTGTAATATTCCATCTTCAGGTGGTGTCATGATCCCAGATATGGTATATCGTTCTGATTATGCCACTGCGCTAGATGCTGGTAATCTTGGTAAGACGCAGACCTTACCAACAGCAGAAGGATACAAGCAAGTATTATTTGCAGAGCAATTGGGTGCAACCATGCACACAGGTCTGGTAGGTATCGCAAAGCTGCCTATTGCAGACATGACCGCTGTAGCTGGATTTGTTGCAGAAAATGGTAACTTCGGTGCAGTAGCTGCAAATGTGAGAGCAAAAACGCTTGAGCCAAAAGCAATCTTGGCCAAAACCACAAGCGGTTGGTACTTGCAGGCACAAGCTGGTCCCGAAGCAGATAGGATTTTGAGATTGACGCTCGATAGAGCAAGGATCAACGCCATCAATGCCAATTTGATCAAAGCCATAGGAGCGGCTGCACCTGTAGGTATGCTTGACGATACTGATGTGACTGATGTTACTTCAGCAAATGGTCAGGCTATCTCTAGAGCATTGATATTGAACATGCTCAATGCACCTGCAAGTAATAATGCAGAGGGAACAATGCCAGCATGGGTGACATCACCTACTATGCGTGCCAAATTAATGGCATTGGCAGTAGATGCAGGATCTGGATTGTTTGAGTGGAACGAAAATGTCTTGGACATGTTCAAGGGACACAAGGCACACGTCACTACATTCTCACCTATCAACCTTACAAAAGGCGCAGGCTCAAACCTTCAGTCCATTTTGTTTGGATACTGGAAGGAGTTGCACATGGCAACTTGGGGCGTACGTGAGTTGATCGTGGACAAAGCAAGTTCAGATTTAGGTACAGTGACCAAAGAAGTGTCTTTTGCAGATTGGGCTTTGGCAAATCCTAAAGCTATCGTCAAAGGATATTTCACAGCATAAGGAGCTTTTCATCATTTACATACTTAGATAATTTTGGTTAGAGAGTCGGGTTTCGGGGGAATTCCCGACTCTTTTTTATAAAACAATACTCATGCAATTTATAGCAAAAGACAATGCTGGATACACAGAGATAGTCACACCTGCAGAAGTGATAGCACATTGTTACCTGCCTAGCGATGCATCTACATCACAGCTCAATGTATGGATCAAGACGGCTCGCAGATGGGTAGAGCGGCATTGTAGTATCGCGCTAGTAGCCAAGACCGTACAAGTATCATATAAAAATTTCCCATCATCGGGTATTGGTCCCTTATTCCTACCATTAGCTACAGAGAGCGCTGCCATTACATCTATGACCTACCTATCTACTGATGGAGTTACAACCACCATCGACGCTGAGAATATCGTCCTTTGCAATATAGCTACACCACCATACATCACGCCCAAAGTGACCGCATGGCCCACATCGGGTAGTAATATCATCATCACCTACACTGCCACACAGCATTATGATTATGATATCTACAAGCCTGCTATCATGATGTTAGTAGCGCACTTGGCAGAAAATAGAGAGATCGTAGAGAGCAAATTTAGCAACTCACTCACCAATCTACTCGCACCACTCAGAGTAGTTTATCAGCCATAAAAATTATAAATTGCCTAATGGTACTTTTCTTATTTCAAAATCAAATTCTTTATAATCTGAAATTTCTTCAAAAATAATACTTCATATCTTCAATTTTTGTCAACCGTAAAACCATACTGTATTAAAATTTCGCATATACCTGGTATATATTTTTGTGGAATATTGCGCCTTTCTGCCATACTATGTCTCAAAGTGGCATCTGGCATACCTACCTGAGTCTCTAGCGCTCTTTGTGATATGAGTGGATGATCTTTAAGAAATTTTATTATCTGGTCGCTGGTCATGGTGAGTATAGTTCTTTTTCATCATTTACGTTATTGACCCAGAAACTGTGGCACTCATCTATAGAGTCAAACCTTGTATTATTAATAAAATTATCTGACCTACTTGATGGTCTTGGTTCATAGTGAAATTCACCATCCTTTCCAAGTACCCATTCCTGCATTTTTAACACCCACTTTCTACTACCATCTATTTGGTCCCGAGATTCTATATCAACTGGTCTATTATGAAAAATGCAATTTCCAAGGTCAAATTTTGTGGCCCTTTCGAGCCATTCATCTTTACTCATCATACTTCATGTATTTAATATCTAATACAAAGATACACCTTTATTTTATATTGTCACCACATAAGTACAAATATTTTATAAAAAAGTGAAATATTTTCACCAAATTAGTAATTACCAATTGTAAATTACTAATTATCCACACGTTACATCCCGTAACAACTACCCATAGCTACATGCCTACATTTGTATTATGTACATACATCATACACCAGCATCACCAGAAGGCACCATCACGGCAAGTAGTTTGGTACAGCTTGCTTATCTATCACTCGACGGTAGAGAGTTGGTGGTAATATCTACATTCAAAAAGAAAAATATCGAAGCTGGTGACAGTATCATGTACATGAAAGTTCTTTACATAGTAAGGTCAGTATTTCATTTCCACAGTCGTACGCAAATCATAGCAGATGGCGCAAAGTAGGCAGCTAGAAGGACATATCCGCATCGCTGATCTTCGACATCGTATAGTGATAAAACGTATCATATCCAGCTCGGCCAATGCGCTAGGTCATAAGACACACACCACATCGGCCACCACGGTACAGGCTCGCATACGACAGCCTAGACAGATGGACGAAAGCACATTGGTGGACAAAGAGACACAAGTGCAGACACCTGAGATCGTGATCAGGTATATATCACCACTTACGATAACAGACTGGATAGAATACGACGGCAAGAAGTACGATATCATCAGCATCGATGATACCAGGTATCCGAATAGATTTCTCATCATCAAATCCAAAGCAGTAGTATGAGTACCGTAGATCAACAGATAGCGAGAGTGATGAGCAATGCTGGAGATTTGATGAAGTATCTAGACAAATCCATACAGGCCAAAACATTGCTCCGTAGAGCCAGCAAGATAGCTGTCACCACGATGAAAGCAAAAGCACCTGTAGGAGATACAGGCAATCTAGAGCGATCCATAAAGGTCATCCCTTCTCGAAAGCGCAAAAAGTCGATCATGATAGGTCCTAGCTACGGCAAAGGTGGAGGTAATCATGCCAATCTGATAGAGTTCGGATACGTACATCCATCTGGCAAACGTGTAGAAGGTCAGCCATTCGTGCTAGAGACCTACGACGAGACCAAAAACCAGATACTGGACAATCTAAGGTCTGAGATCAAAAAGGAATTTGACAAAGCTGGTAAATCAATAAGGGGATTTGACATATGAAGATATCACAGATCATATATGAGCTTATCAGAGATACATTTCCTAGTGTGGCCGTGTACATGGACTTTTTAGATCAGAATGTAAACCTGCAGAGTACTACAGGCATCATCCTGATCAAAGATATGACCACCAATAGCGAAGGCAGCAAGGACCTGACATCTGACACCAGAACATACGAAAGCACTTACAGGATAGAAGTGATCGGGCATAAAGATGCCTATATGACGCTCGAAGCCATAAGGGATGATATCAGGACTGAGATGATCGGATATAGAGACAATATCATCACGCTCATAGACTTCGCAAGGGCTTACAATGATGGCAATGATGTAGCTGAAGTAAAGCGATTTATACAGGATTTCACTATAATTTATAAATAAAATATCAAGATGTTAGTAAAATTTCTCAAACCATATTCAGTATTCAAAGTAGGAGAAACCGCAGATATGATGCGCTCCAAAGCTGCTGAACTCAAAGCTCAGGGCATCATCACTGATGATCCAAAAGAGATCAGAAAAAAAACCGACAAATCAGATAAGCCAGACAAAACGGTGGTCCCGACCCAAAAGGACACAACAGTAAAATAATTTTTTCATTAAACACATCCAATAAAATAAAATGGCAACGACAGGAATTTATAACGGTACATATTTCAGGCTTATCCACAATGGAGTCGCCTTCGCAGATAGCACCGAGTGTACTATCAATATCACCGCTGAGATGCGAGAGACATCTAGCAAGGATATCGTAGGTGGATGGAGAGCCGTAGAGCCTGGACAAAAGGCGTTTACCGCATCCACATCTGTATTGGTCAGGACCACTGGACAAAACGGAAAATTTGCAGTTGACAAGTTAATTGCAGGTACTGTGTTCGACCTAGTAATGGGCAACGACATCATAGGCGACTGGGAGCTAGTAGGTCAAGCCTATCTATCATCCGTATCCATCACAGCTACCAATAAGGAAAACGTAACTGGCGAATTCCAATTCGAAGGTACCGGAGCATTGACAAGTGCACTCACAGCATAAGAAAACACATGTGGAGATGTACAGCAGTATGTCTCCACTCTTTATCATTTTTTTTAAATCAAAATTTGTAGTGTATGAAAATCCAAAAGATTACCCGGGCAAATGGATAGTTCGTAAATGGGTAAAAGGTAAACCTGAAATTCATCCTACTGCAATTATGACAACTTTGGAAAAAGCAAGAAAAGTAATTCCAAAGGGTTTAGAAAACATTGGGAGAATGACAGGTGACGATCCCTGTATTTATGAAGTTTGGCTATAATCAAAAACCGGTAGATTGCTCTACCGGTTTTTTTTTCTTTTAAATAAAAAAAGGAAAGTCTTGTGGTTTCTTTTTGTTTTTTTTTTTTTTTTTTTCAA